TCTGCCCTTTTATCCCCAAAAACGTCTGTAATGACCCAGCAAGGCCCTTGTGCTGGCCAACCTGAGCAGGATGTTAACTAATGGCAACCAAACCTAAACAGGCGCTACGAGGGGCAGTTAAACCACGCCTTGAAAACAAACCGCTGAAAGGCCCTAGCCGTGGCGATGAAGTTGCACAGCTAGCAGAGGATATTGGCCTGCCGCTTTTACCCTGGCAGCGCTACGTAATGCAGGATATGTTGACAATAGATAAAAATAAAATGTTTATCAGAAAGACTAACCTTTTGCTAACGAGCCGACAGCAAGGTAAAAGTCACCTGGCGCGTATGCGTATTTTGGCGGGCTTATTCTTGTTTAACGAGCGTAACCACGTAGTTATCTCCTCTGCACGATCTATGGCATTAACGACTTTTAGAGAAGTAGCACAAGCTATAGAGGATGCACCTATCCTAAAAAAAGAGCTAAAGAGCATCCGCTATGCCAACGGTAATGAGGCCATAGTCTTAAAGTCAGGTGCCCGCTTAGATGTACGCGCAGCTACTAGAGACTCGGCCCGCGGCGCTACCGCCGATTTTCTATTCATAGATGAATTACGAGAGGTTGACCAAACCGCGTTTGCCGCAGCTATGCCTGTGACTCGTGCCCGTCCGAATAGCCAAACCCTACTGGCGAGTAATGCAGGTGATGCTTTTAGTGTGACGTTAAACGAGCTACGGGAGCGATGCCTGGCACACCCGCCTGAGTCTCTAGGATATTACGAGTACAGCGCCCCACAGTTTGCAGCTTTAGATGATCGTAAAGCCTGGGCGCAAGCCAACCCAGCTTTAGGCATATTGGTAACTGAGGCTTCAATTCAAGAGGCGCTGACTACACAAACCACCGAGCAATTTAGAACAGAAACGCTATGCCAATGGATAGATTCGCTACAATCACCGTGGCCCCACGGTTCCGTTGAGGATGCCAGCGACATCAACCTAAAAATGGCACCTGGGCCTTTAACTATTTTTGCCTTTGACGTTAGCCCGTCTAGGCGGGATGCAAGCCTTGTTATGGGCCAGCTATTGCCTGACGGGCGCATAGGCGTAGCAGTATTGGAAACTTACAGCTCACAGGTTGCCGTAGATGAGCTAGTTATAGCTGCAAGTATTAAAAAATGGGCTGACCTGTATTACCCACGTTTGGTTTGCTATGACAAGTACACCACGCAAAGTATTGCCCAACGTTTACAAAATGCAGGGTGCCAAACGCGAGACGTATCGGGGCAGAGCTTTTATACGGCCTGCTCAGACTTTCACGATGCCCTAGTCAATGATCGGCTACGCCATAGCGGCCAAGATTTACTCATACAACAAATGGCCAACTGCGCGGCAAAAATAACGCCCGATGCCTGGCGCATTGTGCGCCGTAAATCGGCTGGCCCTGTGGATATTCCAATCGGCTTAGCTATGGTTATTCATATCCTGGCACAGCCTGTATCTGAGGCTAAAGTTTACGTTTAGACACGCCGAGGCTGTGGATAACTTTATACCTGTGGATAACCTATAATCCGCCCTATGGGTCTATTGCAAACTTTTGGTTTATCTAAAAAAGATGTTACCGCCCAGTTAGCCCCTGCCGTTATGTCGCAAGGTTATGGCGCAGGCGTTTATAGCTATGGCGGCCTTTATGCAACTGGCAACGGTGCCCCGTTTATGGATCGTTTTACAGCTTTGCAAGTGCCCTCTGTTGCACGATGCCGTAATTTAATTGCAGGCGTTATATCAAGTATTGATTTAGAGCTATATAAAAAATCCACAGGTGCAGAAATGGAAAGCCCGTTATGGCTTGACCAACCCGATATGCGCCAACCACGTAGCGTAACTATTGCTTATACCGTTGACTCATTACTATTTTACGGCGTTGCATATTGGCGCGTTACATCTTTGTATGCCGATGACGGGCGCCCTAGCGGCTTTGAGTGGGTAGCTAATACTCGCGTAACTGTTACAACTAACAAGTATGGCGATGAGGTTGAGTATTATTCTGTTAATGGTGAGCGCTGCCCTATGGCGGGTATTGGATCGTTAGTTACTTTTCAATCTTTGCTACCTGGCGTATTAGAGACAGGTGCCCGCACAATACAAAGCGCAATAGATATACAAAAAGCTGCAGCTGTTGCAGCTGCTACACCTATGCCAACTGGATTTATTAAAAATAGCGGTGCAGATTTACCTGAGGCACAGATAAGCGGTTTGCTGGCTGCGTGGAAAGCAGCACGTGCCTCACGCAGCACAGCATATTTAACTAGCACTTTAGATTACCAACAGGTCGGCTTTTCACCTAAGGATATGACCTACACGGAAAGCAGCCAGTACTTATCTACGGAAGTAAGCCGATTAATGAACGTGCCAAGTTATTTAATTAGCGCGGATATGAATAATTCGATGACGTACCAAAACATTTTAGATGGCCGTAAAGAATTTGTTGCGTATTCTTTGCAACCGTTTATTAGCGCTATTGAGAACCGTTTATCTATGGATGATATTACAGCTCACGGCAACATAGTGCGTTTTGCTTTAGATGAAACTTTTTTACGTGCCGATACTGCAGCTCGTTTAGATGCAATAGAAAAAATGCTTAACCTGGGTTTAATTGATCTACAGCAAGCTCAGAGTATGGAACAACTAAGCCCAATGGGCCTTAATGAAGGGAACGGCACTAATGATATTAACCTTTAGTGGCAATATAGAGGCAGTAGATAGTGGAGATCGCCGTACTATCTCAGGCAAAATTGCACCTTATGGTGAAATTGGTTATACAAGCGCGGGCAAAGTAGTTTTTGCTGAGGGTTCAATTAGCGCACCTGAGCCAAGCCGAGTAAAGCTTTTAATGTCGCACGACAACTCTAAGCCAGTTGGACGTATGCAAAGTATTACATCCGCTAAAGACGGTTTATATGCAAGTTTTAAGGTAAGTGCCTCATCACGGGGCAGCGATGCAATTTTGCTAGCCCAGGAGCAACTTATGGACGGCTTATCCGTTGGTGTGGAAGTTACCGCATCAGAGCCTAAAAAAGATTATCTCCTGGTCACCGCTGCTACCTTACGCGAGGTATCACTCGTTGAGAGCGCTGCCTTTGCCAGCGCTGCGGTGCAAAAAATTGCTGCCGCTGCAGGCGATATGCCTGTGGATGCTGCTATGTCACAAAGTACAAAAGTTACAACTACCAATACGGTAATAAATACAACCACAACCGAAACCGAAACCGAAAGCGAGGCCGCTGTGACTACAGCCCCCGATCAATCCGCACCTGAGGCAGTAGATGCCACAGAGCAGGCTGCACCTACAGTAGAGGCAGCTCGTAAAATCATCCTACCAAGCGCGCTTAATTCACAGCGCGTACGTACACCTATTGTAAATATGGGTGCATATACAGAACACAAAATTAAAGCTGCACTAGGTAATGAAGATAGCAAGTTGTATATCACAGCTGCAGATGACTCATTTTCAACTAACCCAGGCTTTAACCCAACTCAATACCTATCAGAGTTCCCAACTAACACACGTTTTGGTACACCTGCTATTGATGCGTGTTCACGCGGTACTTTGCCTGCTAACGGTATGACTATTAACGTGCCTTCTCTTGTTACCTCAGCTGGTGGCGGTACAGGTGTAGCACCTGTTGTAACCGTTGAAGCCGAAGCTGGAGCAGTACAAAATACAGGTATGGAAACTGCCTACCTTACAGGTACTGTAGCTAAGTACTCAGGTATGAATACAATCAGCATTGAGCTACTTGAGCGCGGATATGGTGATGGTAATTTCTTTAGTGAACTAACTAATCAGCTACAAAATGCGTATTTAAAAACTATTGATACAACCGTTTTGGCAGCCCTTGTTACAGCGGGAACAGTAGCTACTACTGCACAAGCTGCTACATCTGCAGGCATTATTGGTTATACATCTGAGGCCGCACGTCTTGTTTACGAGGCTACTGGCTACTTTGCTAATAACTACATAGCTAACGGCAGTCAATGGCAATTATTACTTGGCGCATCGGATAGTACTGGGCGCCCTATTTACTCAGCCAGCCAGCCAATGAACGCAGGCGGGCTAACACAGCCTGGCTCAATCCGCGGTAACGTACTAGGCCTTGATCTATACGTAGATAAAAACTTTGCGGCTACTACAACTGTGGATGACTCAGCGATTATTCTTGCGCCTGAGGCATTTACTGTTTACCAGTCACCACAGGCTTATATGTCAGTTAACGTTGTATCTAACCTACAGGTACAGGTTGCTATCTATGGTTATATGGCAACTATTGCAAAAATGCCTAAGGGTATTATCCGTTACAACTTCACCTAAGAAAACCCACTAATAGTTTGGTAGGCCTCTTAGCCCTTTGAGGCTTACCAAACCTAAGTAAGATAGGAGTACAAAAATGCCAGCCACGTATGTAACAGCTGCTACCTTGAAGGCTAGCCTGGGCGTTGGCACTTTGTACGATTCTTATACCTGGATAGAGGACACCTGCCAAGCCGCACAAGATTTAATTAACGGCTTTTTGTGGTTTGATAACGCGCCCGTAGTTGGTACCGCGTTGGTGTCTAATGTCGCTACCGTTATGGTTGCCAACCCTGGCATCTTTACTACGGGCCAATCAGTAACTATTGCTGGGGCTGGTTCAACCTTTAACGGTACTTACACAATTACAGGCACAATTCCCTTTAGCACAGGCACGGCTAACATCTTGCCTGCATTTAATATGCAGCTTAATTATTGGCAATTCCCACAGGGCTATAGCTTTATTCAATATGCTAAAACTGCAGCTGACCAAAACTTTAGGCGCGTATTGCCTTATGGCACTATGACAGGTGACGATACAAAGACTGCTACCTACGCTAATACCCCAGCTATTAACGCTGCAGCGCTAATGCTAGCTGAGAATATTTGGACGTCTAGATTTAGTACACAAAACGGCGGCACTAGCTTAGACGGCTACACACCTAGCCCATTTAAGATGAGTAATACTTTAATGGCATCTGTGCGCGGGTTATTGGCCCCGTATCTTTCACCCGCGGCTATGGTCGGCTAATGCCTGCAGCTATAACTACCTTACGCAGCACAATTGCTGCAGCCCTGGCTAACCCAGGTGTATGGACGGTATTTAATTACCCGCCCAGCACTATGCAAAGTAGCAGCGTGGTGGTTGCCCCTGCGGATCCATATATCACGCCAAGTAATAACTCTCAGGCAACTATCTCGCCTATGGCTAATTTTAAGATTATTATGACCGTGCCTATGTTTGACAACGCCTCTAACCTAATTGGCATAGAGGACACAATAGTAGCTGTGTTTACTAAACTAGCTAATAGCGCAATCGTATTTAATGTTACTGGCGTAAGCGCGCCTAGCGTACTAAGCGTTGCCGCAGGTGATTATCTAACGGCAGATTTACAAATAAGCATACTAACGAGCTGGAGCTAACTAATGGCACTTACAGATGAAGAAAAAGCGTTTTTAATCAAAATTGGCCAAGAGCTGCCAGTAGAGGTTAAAGAGACAAAGACAAAAGACACACCTACCGAGACAACAGGAGAATAGCCCAATGGCGATTTATCTATCCAATAACGTAGTGGTTACTCTTAACTCAGTAGCCCTATCAGATCACGTTACAAGCGCAACAATTAATCGTAGCTTTGACGAGCTAGAGGTAACAGCTATGGGTGATACAGCTCATAAGTTTGTTAAAGGCCTAGAGGCCAGCACTATTACTCTAGACTTTTTGAGCGATACAGCTGCAGCAAACGTAAACGCTACTTTGCAAGCTGCGTGGGGTACAACTGTAGCCCTAACGCTAAAGCAAACAAGCGCCGCAGTATCAGCAACTAACCCGCTATACAGCACTACTGTGTTAGTTAATAACACCACAGACATTAATGGCGCTGTGGCAGATATTGCTACTCAGAGCATTACATTTACTTGTAATTCACCAATCGTAATTACTACTAGCTGAGAATAGAAAAAAGGGGCTAACACAATGGCAAAACTTAAAATAACAAGGGCAGACGGCAGCGTATCGGATCATCAGATTACGCCACGTATTGAGTATGCCTTTGAGTTATATGCAAAAAAAGGTTTTCACAAAGCCTTTAGAGATGATGAAAAGCAAAGCGATGTGTACTGGCTAGCCTGGGAGTGTTTACGCACAAGCGGGCAAACCGTACCGATGTTTGGGGCAGAGTTTTTAGAGACCTTAGCTAAGGTTGAGGTACTAGATGATGACCCTTTGGGGTAGTGGGGCGCGGTAGTTTTGGTTACCTGGTTGCACAGCTAGCCGTGGAGACGGGTATCGCGCCTCAGTATTTATTAGACCTTGACGATGTGATGTTTAAGAATATGCTCAAAGTTATTAACGATAGAGCTAAGGAGATGCAAAATGCCCAACGTAGAAATAAGAGGTAACAACGATCTACGTAAAGCATTACGGCGTTTTGCACCTGACTTAGAAAAAGAGCTACGCGTAGAGTTACGCAAGGCATTAATGCCTGTAGTTATTCAGGCCCGTGGCTTTGCACCGTCTATGTCACCTATGAGTGGCTGGGCTGCACGTTCATTTAGTGAGGCTAGATTCCCATTTTATGAGCAAAGCACTATTACTAAAGGTATTGGGCTAAGTACTGGCCCTAGTAAACCTAATAAAAACGGTTTTAGTGCTATGGCTACTATTTATAACGCCTCACAGGCGGGTGCTATTTACGAAACCGCAGGGCGCAAAAACCCAACAGGTCAGCCGTGGGTTGGGCCTAAGGCTGGCGGGGCTAGCAAAAAGTACAGCCGATCTAATAACCCTAAAGCTGGCGCTCAATTCATTACTAATTTACCGCCGCTTGTATTTAGCAAGGAAGGCGTGGGCCGTATGCTCTACCGCGCCTGGGCCGCTAATCAAGGCGTAGCGCTAGGCGCAGCTATGACAGCTATCAGCAATACTAAAATTAAGTTTTACAATAGAGCCAACACCTCAGCGCTTAAAAAGGCCGCATAATGGTACAAAAATCAGGCGTTAATGTTCATATAGGTAGCGAGTTTGATGCTAAAGGATTTAAGCAAGCTCAAAGCGCCCTGGCTAAATTAAGTGGTTCAGCTAAAAAGTTAGCGGGCGCTGTTGGCCTTGCATACGGTGCTAAGGCCCTTGTGGCTTATGGCAAGGCATCTATGAAAGCTGCAGCCGATGACCAAAAGGCGCAAAAGATACTGGCTAGTAATCTTAAAAATGTAGGTTTGGCTTATGCCTCAGTAGATGCTGAAAGTTTTATCAAATCAATGGAAAAGCAAACGGCTATCCTTGATGACCAATTAAGGCCCGCCTATGGTCAGCTAGCCCAGGTAACTGGCTCAGCTACTAAGGCACAAGATTTAATGCAACTGGCTTTTGACGTATCAAGCGGCAGCGGTTTGGATTATGCCAGTACGGTAGATATTTTAAGCCAAGCTTATGTAGGTAATACAAAAGGTTTAAAGCAACTTAATTTAGGGCTTACACAAGCTGAGTTAAAGGCTATGGATTTTGAGCAGATTACTACTAAGTTACGGCAAAACTTTGCAGGTGCAGGTGGCGTAGCCCTTGACTCGTATGCGGGATCAATGGCCAAACTTAGTGTGGCTACGGCTAATGCTAGCGAAACTATTGGCACAGCTTTATTAGATGCACTTATTAAGGTTAGTGGCAGTAATGGCGTGGACGGCCTTATTAGCAAAATTGACACGCTGGCCTCAGCTTTTGCATCTGTTGTAACTCAGGTAGGTAATGCTGTTTCAGCCCTTACAGGTACAGCTACACAAAAGGCTTTTAGCCCTGGGTATTTTGTGGGTGGTGGCAGAGCAGGCAGCAAAACAGTAGCCCCAACAGGTGCGGGCAATATGGCGCTAAGTGTGTTAAGCCAGGATACGCAAAAGTCAGATTTAGCAGCTAAAAAGAAAGCTGAGCTAGATGCTATTAAGCGCAATAAAGAGCTTGCAGCTTTAGCTAAGTCTCAGGCTAAAAGCGCTAAAGACACTCTAAAAGCAAAACAAGAGCAGGCTAAATTAGATAAGGCTATAGCTGCAGGTGAATTAGCATTAAACAAGGGTGTAGATATTTTTGATATGGAAAAAATCCAACTTAATGCCGCTTTAATTGGTCAGGCTGAGGCGTTGGGTAAGGCCACAAGCGGAGCGCAATTATTGGCTATTGCTAATGACGTAGCGCGCTTAAAGGTTAAGCAGGATATGTTGGCTTTAGAAGATGCTATAGCTTCAAAAGATACTGCTGCAATAGAACGTGCAACCAAAAAATTAAACGAGGACTTAAAAATCCTCGGTACGTTACAAAATCAAAGCATAAAATTAACAGATATTAAGTCTCTTTTAGATTCTATTGTGCCTAAAGATTTAATAGATCAGCAAAATCTAGACGATGCTTTAGAGAAGATTAAAAAAATGATGCTGTTATTAGCTGGGGGTCTTGGTACAATTAACCTTACAGGTGGCCCTGGCGGCAGTACAAAGTTTGGTATAAAAGATGTACCAAAAATAGAAAAACTTACAGGTAAAGAGTCTATTGGCGCTATTTTAGAGTACTCAGATGCCGTTACAACTTTAGCCAATGTAATGGCAGATACTTTAGATGCACAGAATTACGCAGACTTTTTATCTTTAGTGGAGTTCCAAAGAAAACTAGGAGACTTTGGCGGCTATAGCGCCAATATGAACACAGGCGCAGGTTATGGCGCGGGTAAGGTAATTGTAGAGATTAACGACAATACCAGCGGGCTTATAGAGGTAGTTCAAACGGCAGTACAAGAAAATAACAGGTTTGGTAATAACCTTAATTTTGCAGGGGCGCTATGACCCTGCCAGTAATTAACGCTGTTATCAACTTTAGTACTGGGCCTAGTTTTGCTCAGGCTATGATTTTAGATAGCGGTTTATTAGGCACTAATATTTTGGCAGATGCAGCTAGTGTTATTGTGGACGTCTCAGACGTGGTAGATAGTATTGAGACTAAGCGCGGGCGTAACCCACAAGCTGACCAATTCCAAACGGGCACCCTTACTATGCGTATTGTTGACCAAAATGGAGACTTTAACCCGCAAAATCCTAGCAGCCCTTATTACACCTATTTAACACCTATGCGTAAAGTGCAGATTACTGCTACATACGGCGCAATTACTTACCCTATCTTTGCTGGCTTTATTACTAGCTATACAACTACTACGCCTAAAAATGCGCTAGATGTAGTTTATACAACTATCACAGCTGTAGATGCTTTTAGATTGGCACAAAATGCACAGATCAGTACCGTGGCTGGGGCTACAGCTGGCGATTTATCAGGCACACGTATTAATCAATTACTAGATGCTATTGCCTGGCCTACCTCTATGCGTGACGTAGATGCAGGTTTAACCACAATGCAGGCAGACCCAGGCACAGCCCGCACAAGCCTTGCAGCTATGCAGACCGTTGAGACTAGCGAATATGGCGCTTTGTACGTGGATGCCGCTGGCTCGTTTGTCTTTCAATCAAGAGACATCACAGCTGGCAGTACAGGGGCTACGCCCGTGGTATTTAACGATGACGGCTCAGCTATTACTTACTATAATGCGGTGTGGCGCCTTGACGATACGCTAGTTTACAACTCAGCCAGCATCACCCGTACAGGCGGAACGGTTCAAACGGCCATAAACCAACCCAGCATAGATAAGTATTTTGTGCATAGTTACAACCAACAAAACCTACTAATGCAAACCGATGCCGTGGCCCTGGATTATGCTCAGGCATACGTGGCTTCTAGGGCTGAAACAAGCGTAAGGTGCGATGCCATACAGCTAGACCTTTATACCGATAATTACAATGCGGGCATTATTGCCGCTTTAGGCCTAGATTATTTTGACCCAGTAACAATTACTACTAACCAACCTGGCTCATCTACCCTTACTAAAACTTTACAGGTGTTTGGCGTAGCTCAAAGCATTACGCCTAATAGCTGGAAAACAACACTCACCACTTTAGAGCCAATTATTGACGGCTTTATATTAGACTCAGCTATATACGGCTTGCTTGACAGCGGCGTATTAAGTTATTAAGGAGTACGTAAATGGCTAAACAGACCTATACCACGGGCCAGGTATTGACGGCTGCGCAGATGACCACGTTACAGGCTAATGATTACAACTGGACGGTAAGCGCAAAAACTGCCAGTTATGTACTTGTTGCTGCAGATGCGGGTACTCGTATCACTATGAGCAACGCAGGGGCAACAACGATTACCGTAAATACAGCTTTATTTACAGCTGGTGATACTTTAACTATTACCAATATAGGCGCTGGCGCTTGCACAATTACTGCAGGCACCGCAACTGTATCTACAGCTGGATCGTTGATACTTAACCAATACGATAGCGGCACTCTTTACTTTTCTAGTACAAGCGCAGCTATATGGAACGGTGCAAACCCAGGCGATATTACAGGCATTACAACAGGTGCTACCTCAGGCCTAGCGGGTGGAGTAACAAGCGGCACCGCCTCATTAACTTTAGCAACAGCTGCAAAAGGTGATTTACTTGTTGGCACAGGTTCAAACACGGCACAGGTCTTAACTGTGGGAAGCAATAACCAAACACTTGTGGCGGATAGTACCGCCTCAACAGGCTTGAAATGGGCAACGCCAGCAACAGCAGCAAGTGGAATGACCTTTATTAACCGCACATCATTTTCAGCCGTATCAAGCCAAATTTTTGATTCAGTATTTTCAAGCACCTACGACACCTACTTAGTGGTTGTTGAAAGAATCTTAGGTACAACTGGAACTGATGATTTACAATTGCAACTTCGTTATGGTTCAACTACTCAAGCGGCTTCGTATTATGGAAGCACAACGACATTCACAAGCAGCACCGTTTATCAGCAATCATCAAATGCTGCTCAATTTACTATGGCAAGTCTTATATCAAAGGCAGGTCAAACTGGAAGCGCTGTGTTTTATGTAAATGGTGTTGGAAATACTAGTGAACAAGCATCAATTTACGGTAATGGTACTGAAGGTGAAACACCTGGCGGAGCATACATTTTTGGTTGTTGGGCAGGAACTGCACAGACTTATACAGGCTTTTTATTAAAGCCATCGGCAGGAACTATGACTGGTGAAGTATCTATCTACGGATTGGCGAAAGCATAATGACAAACGAAACTATTGGAATTTACGACCACGCAACAGGTGAAACTATTGTGCGAGAAATGACAGATTCTGAGCAAGCAATTAGAAATGCCGAAGTAGCAGAATCGGTAGCAGCAAAAGCGGCTAAGGCTGCAGAAGCCGAAGCAAAAGCAATTGCCAAAGCAGATGCAGCAGAAAAACTCACTGCACTTGGTATTGACCCAAAGGCATTTGGGCTATAAGTGGAACACTTGACTAAGAAAGTAACTAAGGATGCAGACTAGCTACAACGGCTGGCCAGCATCTAAAGAGCAGGCTGAGATAGGCGTTAAGTCTTTTAAGGTAGAGGGCACAAACCTTAAACTGCGTTGCGCCGAAAAGGTAGCGCCGTTGCTTATTAACTTTGCTAAAGAGTTTAACGAGCTAATAGAGCCGTTAGAGGGCGGGGCGCTAGATGATTGGGGCTACTGTTACCGAGACGTAAGAGGTGTGCCAGGCAAACTAAGCAACCACGCCAGCGGCACAGCTATAGACCTGAACGCAACTAAACACCCTTTAGGCAAGGTAGGCACTTTTGAGGCCAGCAAGGTACCTATGATCCGTGCCCTGGCTAAAAAGTACGGGCTAACCTGGGGCGGGGATTGGACTAGAAAAGATGAGATGCACTTTGAGATAGCACTAAGCCCTGAAAAGGTCAGGGCCTTAATTACTAAGTTAGGATTAGATAATGCCAACTAGCGCCCAGGTATCCGTAGCAGCTACACCCACACTTTTAGTAGCCTCAACAGGCTTTGACCAAACCGTATGGCTACATAACTCAGGCGGTGGCATTGTTTATTTAGGCGATAGTGGAGTAACAATTAGCAACGGCTACAAGCTAGATAATGGCGATAAAATGCAGCTTTTGGTAGGTGACCACGAAGGCCTTTATGGCGTTACGGCCTCAGGTACTAATACTGTGGGCGTACTTAAACAAATCAACTAAGGGCATTTAAGGAGCAATACAATGCAAGAGCAATTAAAGGCTGCGGCCTTGTCTTACCTACGTGCAGCTGTATCGTGCGTGGGCGCCCTGTACCTCTCAGGGATTTCAGACCCAAAAGTATTAGCTAATGCTTTTCTAGCTGGGCTTATTGGGCCAGTACTCAAGGCGCTAGCACCTAATGAAAAGCAACTAGGAATAGGCGCTAAATAATGTCTCAGGCCCAGTCATATGTAGCTTTGCTATTGGGGATAGCAACGCTGAGTGGCTTTATGGCTGGGCTTGTTAGGCACCTTGTTAAATACTACCTGGCTGAATTAAAGCCTGACGGCAACGGGGGCCATAATCTCAGGGGGCGCGTAGATCGTATAGAACAGCGCGTGGACAAGATTTACGAGATGCTTTTAGAGGACAGACTTAGTAAATAGGGGCGTGTCGCGTTGCCTTTTGTCGGTGGCTGGGTTCATACTTTAACCACACGCTGAGAGGGCTACTCAGGTAGTAGCTTTATCGGCCTTAACAAAGGGCGAAAGATGAACAGTTTAGACTTTATGGTAGTAGGTATGCTGTGTTTGTTTGTAGGTTTATTTATTTACGCAGCTTACGAGATTGGCTACAAAATAGGCCTGGGTGAAGGTTACCTACGTGGCCGTAATATCGCTAAGGCGCTACGTGAACACGAGGCCTCTAAATGAGTAATTTTCTTGAAGGATATGAGGATGTCAACGCGAGAATTATTAGAGCGCGTGCAGAATATCCTACGCTGCGTTTAGTGGCATATATCGAGGATATAGACATAACAAAAGGTTATATTCTTGTTAAGGCTGAGGCCTACAAAGAGTACGAAGATCACCTACCAAGCGCTGTTGATTATGCCTTTGAGATGCGCTCAGACCGTGGAGTTAATCTGCACTTTTGGGTAGAAAACGCAGTAACTAGCGCTTACGGGCGCGTTATCGGTTTGCTTACACCTGGCGGTATTGCACGCAGTACAAAGCAAGATATGGAAAAGGTAGAGGCGCTTAGCGCTAAGGATGTAGCGCCAGTAAGTGAAGATCTATGGGCTACAACACCAACCATAGCTGCAGGTATTGAGGCAGTTAAAAACGAGCTAGGCGGCATTTACCTACAGGGCAAACCTGAGTGTAAACACGGGGCACGCGTTTGGCGTACAGGCACAAGCGCTAAGACAGGTAAAGAGTGGGGCAATTACAGCTGTATCGAAAAGAGCAAGGCAACACAATGTGAGCCAGTTTGGTATATGCAAACCTCAACAGGTTGGGCGCCCCAGGTATGAGCGACCAATACGAGTTAATCAACCTACAGGCTATGACGGGCAAACTTTTTATAGACGGTGAGCTAGCAGCTGAGTACAAAGTTGAACAATGCGATAAGTGCGCTATGGTCACACAGCTAGATCAGTTTGGCTATCAAAAGTCAGACCCTAAAGAAAATATCATATGGTTTTGCAAAGGTTGCCGATGATAGAAAACGAGCAAGAGCTATTTAATTACATAAAAGGTTGGTACCTGAGCGACTTAGAAAAGAGCAAAGACCGATACGACAGCCACGACTGCACAAGTACGATCTATAGGTTACATATAGAGCTCAAATGCAGGCATACGCATTATGACGAACTAATCCTGGAGCGCGATAAATACGAGGCCCTAACGCAACAGGCCGAGCGCCTGGGCTTTACGCCTTTCTATGTTAATGCCACACCTAAGGGCATCTATGCTTTTAATCTAAAGAAAACTAAGGTTACGTGGACGGTTAAAAAACTGCCTGCTAAGACAGAGTTTGACGATAGGGGCCAGGTTGACAAGACCGTGGCCCTTTTGCCTATCTCCGAGGCGGTGCAGCTATGAGTGAATCAATACGTTTTGAGTGTCGCAGTTGTAAGAAGATAACCGAGCAGATAGAGCGCATAGTTACCGATAACCTGCCGCCTAACGTAAAAGTCTTACAATGCAAGGTATGTAGCAAAATGAGCGTTTGCCTAATGGTTGACTATGCCGATGTATGAGTATGAGTGTATTAGCTGCTCAATACGCTATGAGGTGCAACGATCTATACACGATGTAAACATACCTAAGTGCTGTGGCTTTGATATGCGCCGTATTTATGACCCAGTAGGTGCCATATTTAGGGGCACAGGTTGGGGCAAGGATGCAAGATAGTCTTTTTAATTACGTTAATACAGATACAACTACTAACGATCATTACACACCTAAATGGGTTTTTGATTTATTAGATGTTACTTTTGATTTAGACGTAGCTGCACCTGTAGGCGGTGTGCCCTGGATACCTGCGTTACAAAGCTATAGCCAAGCAGATGACGGGCTTATACAACCGTGGCACGGCCTAGTGTGGTGTAACCCGCCTTTTAGTGACATATTGCCTTGGGTGAGGCGATTAAATGAACACGGTAACGGCATAGCTTTATTGCCTCATACAAAAGGTGCCTGGCGTAGAGAAGTGTGGGCTAATGCAGATGGCATTACAGAATGGCAGACACTCACAGAGATTAGATTTATGCACCAGGGTAAAGAAAAGACTATATTTCCCACTACTTTTCTTGCAGCTTGGGGCGATGTTGCACTTAAAGCTATAGCTAATGTAGGGCGTGTGCGATGAATAGTTATCCACAGAAGTTATCCACAGGCAAGCAAAACCTGTGGACGACACGCCAAACACGCGTAAGTTATCCACAACTGGCTAGTAACTTGACACGTACGCTAGCATCACAACTCGCTGGCGAGCCGCTGAGGCGGATAGCTCGCAGGCGATGTTTGGTGCTTGTGGGCGTGCTATGTGTAATTGGGATTACGCCAGCAAAGGCTTACGATCCAAACGTAGAGAGCTATAAATTATATGCTCATATGAAGTTAGGTAATGACAAGGCTTATAGGTGTTTAGTCATATTGTGGCGTTTAGAGAGTAACTGGAACCCTAAGGCCAAGAACCCTAAGAGCAGCGCCTTTGGTATTCCACAGCTGCTTAAGATGACAGAGACTAATCCATATAAGCAGATAGACTTAGGGCTTAAGTACATCACGCATCATAGGATCTATAAAGGTGATACCTGCAAGGCACTCGATAGACATAAGAAGGTAGGGCATTACTAATGGCTAATCGTGGTGACCCTAGACTTAAGCGGGCATACCGTGACGGGTTCCGCACCAAGATAATGCAGCGTGACGGCTACGTATGCTTTTACTGTGGCCAAGATGCAGACCAGGTGGATCACGTGATTCCAATCTCTAAAGCGCCTGAGTTGGTTGTTAGCCCTGACAATGCTGTCGCTTGTTGTAAGCGGTGCAATACACGCAAGGGGAATAGGTCACAGGGGCTTTTTTTAGCCACAAGCGCTAC